ATAAGAGCTTGTAGCTCAACAATAGCATCAGATGCTTTCATTTGTTACTCCTTAGTTAGTGTTGGTATATCCTGTAGATATCGTGAGTTAAATTCTACAGGATATATCTGGTGGTGTCAAGGGTTTAGTGCGTTTGTTACTTCAAAGTTTGATCCTGAATCACAAGTTTTTCTGATTCAGCAACATAATAATCAAAATCAATATCCCCATCAAAATCCTTCATGTGATTGCAAGTCTTAACTAGCCATGCAGATTCAATAGAAAGCCTACGTTCTTCTATATTTCCTTCAAGTGGTTTCATAATCTTAACCATTTTATATCCATGTTTAGAAGGATAATACCTGCAAATTCGTTGCTGGTCAATATCTTTACCTTCAGAATCGATAAGTACTAATCTTGAACTACGATCAACTTTAGTACGTAACATAAAATCAAATGTGTTACCAGATGAAAATCGCTGTTCAATAAACTCACGAATATCTTTACCTTCTAACATCTTAGCATTAGCAGCCATTGGTACTACTAGTGAAGATTGGTTTTGGTGCCAACCTAAATCTTCAAACTGATACGCTCCTTTACGCTTTACCTTACCATTTGTATATAGGGCAATATAATTATTTACATCCCTGATGAACATTTTAGAATAATCAGCATATTCAAGATCAAGACCTACAATTTTTTCCCAGTTTTTACATTCTTTGAAATATTGTGCTTCTTTATCAATCGGGAGCGCAACCGTCAAACCATCAGTATTAAGTTGAATCAATTTCAAACCTTCAATTTCTAATAGCTTTTCAGCAAGCATCAGCAAAGAGAGCTGACCATTGATTGTAATCTTCATAGTATACATTGGATCAAAGAATACACTAAATTTACTATTACTGTCACCATAGACGCAGTTGAGAGCCAGCTTCAGCATTGCATTCTCAGGAGTACCTTTAGCATAGGACTTACGTTGATTATACACATCCTGATAAATCTCACAAAACCCTTCTCCCAAATGCTCAGGATAGATATTGTTACTAATAGCGATGTTAGGATACATTGAACTTACATCAGCATCACGAATGATGTATTTCTTTGTTTGTTTGACTACTTTTTCCGAAAGACTTGCATGAATTCCACCAACGCCAAAATCTACACGTAGTCCATCAAGAAGGATATTAAGAGTTTCGGCTACTTTCCAGCAACCCCAATATGACTTCTTAGGGATACGCTTTTTTTTCATCTTCTTGGTCAAATCAGGAGAATTATCTTCATCTAATGGATACTCCATAATGTGATTACCTTCAGAATCAAAAGCATATTCAGTAGCTTTCAATTCTTCCTCTTCAATCCAACCAAGAGGATGTTCTTCTTTGAATACTGAAAGTTCTATATTAGAAGGCTTTCCCTTGAATTTCTTGCGCTTTACAGTAAGTTCAGCATACTTAGCAACACCAAAAAGAAGGTGTTCTTCAATATTGGAAAACACACCTTTGGTTTCAGTAATTACTTGCTTACTAAACCAGTCCTTGATTGCATTACACTCTGGACGAATAAAATCATAGTAGTCAAACAGACAATCGCCAATTACAATTTTATCTCGCTTAGTCTGTTTGACTACTTCTCTACCGTTCTTGAATTCACGAAGTTTAACTTTGCGGTTTTCAAGCTCCATCTGGAAGTAATCTTTACCAATCTTACCGTCGTTATGGTTCAGGAAACTCTTACCATATTTTTCAGTAAGATCAAGACGAAATTGTACTTGACTCAGAGATTCTATAAAAAATAAGCGAGTAGCCTCGACATCGTGTTCATTATATTGCAAAATTTCAGCAACCATTTCCTCAGTTAGAGTAGATTCAATTTCGTAGGGCAGGTCTTTTAGGTTACTCATACGAAGATTGAATTCGATCATTTTAAGACTAGTCATCTTGGCACGATTATCGAAGTGATGTACTTTAAACAAATCGACTTGTTTTACATACTGATCTTCATATTTAATTGTGTTACCAAAACCTTCCCCACGAAAGGATTCAATCTGCTTCTGGGCAAGGTCAAATACTTTATTTGCAATAGAGATTCCAGACTTTGGAAGTCTATCGCGCTTCTTCAAAATTTCATGTAATACAGGGTAGTCAAACTGGTTAGAGTTGAAACCTACAAGATAATACTCATTCTTCTTTAGGTAGTCTAAACAGGCAAAAATACGATCAATCTCATTCTTAAACTTTGAACATTGAAACGTAGATTTGAACTTACCGTCAGCACGAACTACGCTAAAAGAAAACAAATCCTTATACGTTTCTATGTCATACGCGTAGAACTTTTTCAAATCCATAACTTTACCTTTCATAGATACAAATAAAGAAAGAGGATACCACGGAAGATATCCTCTTGTAAAGAGCTAGTCGTCAATGTCTACTGTAAAATTAAGAAGTGCTGAGACTACTTTACTGTCAACTTTGTCTTTCCAGATTTCCGCTAGTCGTTTAGCTTCGTTCTCTTTGGCAACTTTATAAACTAGAAACGCAGCCTCTGGTGAATCAAAGAGTCCAAGATGTTTAGTTTTAGAGTTTATGCTTATTTTAGCATCGTATTGCATATTACTTGTTTTATATGATACACCTATTGGATACGCACCTCTTTTGTTTGTTCTACAAGTTAAAAACTTGTTTATTTCTTGAGGAATAAAGACACAAGTTGATAGAGAATATACCTTATTTCCTTTGTGGATAAGGTCTTTATCAAGATGATATCCTTTCTCGTAAACTTGAGATTCAAACCATCTACGAAAATTTGGAAATAGTAACCAATTCTTATCAATAGTACAATCCTTATAAGCCTCAAATTCTGCTCCGTTTTTAGGAGAATAAACTCTACGTAACATATTATTCCATGTAACATAGCTTTGGTCTGAGGATTTAAATTCCTCAGTACCTAGAATCCCTACTCCATGAAGTGAAGGTTTCAAAGGGTCTTTAATAGAACCTCTTTTCAAATTGCCTCCTTGCACGATTTGTACGGCTCCAGAATCGTACTGTATTGTAATTTTCTTATTGTTCAAATAAGAGGTAACCGTAGCGCAAGTACCATTACCTGTTGCGAATCTATCGCCAATCTTAATCAAAATTCAGTCCTTTCAAGAGTTTTCGTTCATCCACGTATCGAAATTATGTAAACGATGAGTCTCGTTATCATAATAAATAGCACCTGCTGGTCCTGTGATACCATAAACACGATTTTTGGTTACAACAAGGTCAGTTTTATTTCTAATGATCGGGTCTTCTGACATCTTATCCCGTTTCAACAGAATGTTTGCAGAAGCACTTTTGATAATTGTAGACGACCCCATAATATTCTGTTCACTATCTGCACCAGATTGACCCGGCGGGGACTTACGCATGTGATTGATGAATACAAATAAGACTCCGTGAGATTTAATGAATCCTTTTGCCCACTTCATAAACAAAGCCTGTTCTTCATTAGAAAGTCCATCGAGAACGTCCTGTAAGGGATCAAGCACAATGACCTTACAATTACATGAAATGACAAGTTCCTCAACGGCATCTTGAATTTCTTCAACGGAACCATCTCGATTATCCAAAAGAAAGAATCTAGGATTACCATTCTCATCCTTAAAAAGTTCATCAGCTTTCTTTTTAATTTGATCGGTCTTAAGATAATCAATCTTATCTTTTGAGGATTCAATCAGTGACAATTTTCGATGAATATACTGAGACAAAAGAGATTCACCATATTGACCAGCATCCAATTCCATCGAAACTACGCCGATTTTATGAGGACAATTGAAAATCCAATATTCAATCATTGAATTAACCAATGTTGTTTTGCCCTGTCCGGTATCTGCGGCGATGTTAAGTATGTGAGAAAGGGGGTGTCCACCGGGAAATATCTTATTCAATTCACCCATAAAAGGAGGAAAACTGATTTTGGCAACTTCACTTTGACTAATGATCTTGTCATAAATCTCAGAAGAAGCTAAAACTCCGACTGGGGTGTAACTCTTAGCATTGTAGAAATCCTGAATAAATTCCTTACCCTTACCTGCCTCAAGGTACTCATTAGAATCTTTATAGCGGAGATTCATTATCTTCACCTTACCCTTTGGCAGCACCTTAACAAGTTTCTCTTCAGCTTTCTTACCAGCTTCATCCGAATCCATTGCGATGATAATTTGGTCAAAACTGTCAAAGAACTTATACTGAGCGGCAACTTGCTTCTGTGCATTAGCACCAATTGTAGGAGACACCACTGCAGTTTCAAAATCACTATTACGACTCTTATTATAATCAACTAGCATCTGATAAGCAGATAGTTGACAAAGTTCCCCTTCAACTAGAAGCACATATTTTCCACCACGATTAAACTTAAACTGTCCAAACAATTCACAATCAGCACCAGTTCTGCCTACACTACGAAAGGATTTAGGTACTTCACGAATTTTATAACCAGTCAATTGTCCCTCTTGGGTACAAGGGTAATATTGTTCTACTACCTCCACATCTTCCTCTGAGTAAGAGTACCGAACTCCTAAACTCTTAGTGATATCGTCCCGTAATCCACGAAAGCCATAACCCTTAGTATCTGTTGAGGACTTAATATCCGCAGCTACTTCAGGGCTTATAACAGGCTTTGTACTCTTGATTTCCTGTGTCTCTTGCTGCAATGTATTTCCTTTCATTTTAACTTTTGAGTTTTCAGTACCATGCTCTTGTTTGTAATCTTCAGATACTTTTGTATATCCACAATCACTAAAACAATGATAACTTCCATCATCATAGATAGCTAAATTATCTGAACTACCACAATTAGGACATGGCTCATGCTTAACGAAATTCGCCAATATAAACCTCCAATCTATCCTTTCTTAAATATACATCCGTTTACCAACC